ATCAAAATCTTTTAAATAAAAAAATGATTTTATTAATAAAAATATAATTTTTAAATGGAATTACTAAGTTATATTTTAGTCGCAAATTCCAGGATCACCATAACAATATTCTAAATTAGGTTGATCTGGAATACTTGTTAATTTATTATTAAAAGCATTAAAAAATTCCATTTTAGGTTGAACTGGGAAGGTAGTTAAATTATTATTAGAACCCTCAAAATATTCCATTTTAGGTTGAATTGGGAAGGTAGTTAATTTATTATTATTACCTAAAAAGTCTATCATATTAGGTTGAACTGGGAAGGTAGTTAATTTATTATTAGAACCACTAAAATTTTTCATATTGGGATAAATAGGAAAACTAGTTATACCCATATTATCACAATTTATACTTGTATGCGAATATGTTTTCATATATAGTTTAAAGATAGAACCTAGATTCCATCTATTATTATTTTTATAATCCTTTATATTTACATTATTAAATACGTAAATAAAATTATTGGGATCAGTATAATCAACTTGATATTTGTTTAAGAAATTTTTAGAAATCGTATAGGTATTTTCTTGACATATTTTAAAAAATTCTTTATTTTGAGAACAAAATTTTTGTAAAGTTTCTATAGAATCAATTTGTGTAGATAAAAGATATTTTAGTTCAAAATTCATTTATATAAATATATATTATATAAATAAATAAATTGTAGTTATTATAAGTTTTACTTCAGTAAACGTTAGATCTACATAAAATCACTGGTTCTCTATACTGTAAATCGTATTCTTTGCAAATTTTTTGCAAAGAAATTTTAATTTCATTTTCATTAATTTCATTTAAAAATTCATGTAAAGTTATATTACTACCTAGTTCTTTTCCTATGATATAATTATAGTATTCGTCGGGTTGATCATAATAATTTGAACAAACAATATGTCCCATCTCACCCCATAAATTTGACATATTATTTGCACCAATATCCTCTGCTAATTTTTTAAATTCAATTGTATCTTGCAAATGTATTATATCATCGTAAGAAAATTCAATACCGTAACATAAAATCACATCGTTTTGAATACCCATATTGTTTATTGTTTATTGCTCATTGTTTATTTTTTAATTCATTTTTATTATTATAATATTTTTAATTATTCAGAATCTTCCCATAATTCTTCATATGATAAATATTTTATGTTATTTTTAGATATAATAGTATATCCATCATCAGTTTTTTTATCAGTAAACATGTTACCCCATATATTAATTATATAATCTATGTTTGTATTTAGTTTGTAAATGATAAAGTTTATATCAAACATATTATATAAGCTTTTTAAAAAAAGTTTAATAAAAAAATATAAAATTAATGTTGTTATTATATACTTGTAGTTGTAGCTTTAAATTTAAATGTTGTTGAAACCCAATTAGATAAATCTTCTGATATATATTGAATTTGTCCTTTACTATTAACATTTGATACAGTAAATACTATACCTGTATTATCTCCTATAAAGTTAGTATTAATGGCCCAATCACCTATATCTTTTTGAATACCTTTAATATCAAAATTAGCATATAAATTTGTACCAGTACTTTTCATTATACAAACTGAAACAATTGCTGAAAATGATCTAACTGTATTATTAGGAAATGCTAAATTTGTTATATTTGCTAGACTAAGTTGATTATTTTCTGCAGAAAACGATACTTCTTTAATAATATCACCTAAACTTGGTGTCATATCAATAGTATTTGTAACTAATGAACTTGATGCGTATAAATTACCTGTAGAAATACTTGTTGAAGCACCTAAAGTTCCATTAATATCTAATTTGTATGATGGCGAAGTTGTTCCAATACCAATATTACCTGCACTATTTACGCGCATTCTTTCAGAACCAACTGTATAAAAGTATAAATTACCATCAGTTGTACTTGGACTTGCTGATGCTAGAATTTTAGTAGTTTGTGCAATATCAACTACACCTCCAAGAGATCCCCAAGCACTTCCAGGTCCATAACCTTCAAATTGACTTGTTTCAGTATTATATCTAACATGACCAGCTTCAGGAACAGCTGGTCGAGCTGCGATATTTCCTGTAGGGACACGTAAACCTGGACCATCTACTGTAAGATCTCCATGTAATGTAGAAGCACCGGTAACATTAAGTGAACCAGTGGTAATACCAATAGTAACACCTAATGTACCTGCGACATCTAAAAGATAATTTGGTGCACTTGTATTAATACCAATATTACCTGCACTATTTAAACGCATTCTTTCAGAACCAACTGTATAAAAGTATAAATTACCATCAGTTACACTAGCAGATGCAGAAGGAAGAATTTTAGTAGTTTGTGCAATATCAACTACACCTCCAAGAGATCCCCAAGCACTTCCAGGTCCATAACCTTCAAATTGACTTGTTTCTGTATTGTATCTAACATGACCAGCTTCAGGAACTGCTGGTCTAGAAGCGATATTTCCTGTTGGAACACGTAAACCAGGACCATCTACTGTAAGATTTCCATGTAATGTAGAAGCGCCAGTTACATTAAGTGATCCAGTAGTAATACCGATACTTGCTCCTAGTGTACCTACTACATCTAAAAGATAAGAAGGAGCACTTGTATTAATACCGATATTACCTGCGCTATTTACTCGCATTCTTTCAGAACCAACTGTATAAAAGTATAAATTACCATCAGTTGTACTTGGACTTCCTGATGCTAGGATTTTGGTAGTTTGTGCAATATCAACTACACCACCAAGAGATCCCCAAGCACTTCCTGGACCATAACCTTCAAATTGACTTGTTTCTGTATTGTATCTAACAAATCCAGCTTCAGGAGCTGCTGGTCTATTTGCGATATCTCCAATGGGAATTTTCAAAGAAGGTCCACTAACGATTAAATTTGATCCAATTGTTACGTTTCCAGAGAGTAAAGAAGCTCCTGTAACATGAAGAGTTCCAGTAGTAATACCGTTATTTGCTAATAAAACATCAGTAAAGTTTGATGTACCATTTACATCTAATAAGTATCCTGGTTCTGTATTATTAAGACCAATATTACCTCCTGTAGTATAAATAGATCCAACGGTATTTGAACCTCCTATAGCTGAAAATGTATCTGTAACATAAACAACACCGGCGGTAACATTTGTTTCAATTATATTGGTACTTGTAATATGTACACTTGTAATAGTACCTGCTACTGCTAAATCTCCAGATAAAAATATACTACCAGCAGACATAGTATCTACTGAAATAAATGATGACGTCACAGTTGAAAAGGTACCTTGTGTAGCAATAATAGCACCAGATGTTATAGCAACCGAACGAACATAATCAGCTTGAAAATTAGATGTTGTAAAATTTGTAAAAAAACCATTTGTACTATTGATAAGAGTCGTTTTTATAGAAGCTGCAGTAATAGAACCTATAATATTTGTATTTCCTTTTACGTTAAGATTTTTTTGTATACCAACTCCACCAGATACAATTAAAGATCCAGAACTAGTATCGTTACTTTCTGTAGAATTTACTATATATGTTATACCAGATAAGTACGATGCACCCCTAGCAGCAAATCCCCCGTATAAAACCAAGGATCCACTTGTTGGGGTAGCACTTGTGGTATCTAATACAACAATAGGTTGATTATAATATAAATTTGTATAGACACTTGCCATTTTATATAATTAGTAAAGAAAAAAATAAAACGCGATATCACGTTTGAATTTAATAAAAAATACTAATAAGGCTTAAAATAAGCCTTATTATAATTATACATAAAAATCAGTTTAAAATATTTATAATTTTTGAATTTCTTCTGGTACTTGTTCTGGTACTTGTTCTGGTACTTGTTCTGGTACTTGTTCTGGTACTTGTTCTGGTACTTGTTCTTTAATTTCTTCTGGTACTTGTTCTGGTACTTGTTCTTTAATTTCTTCTGGTACTTGTTCTGGTACTTGTTCTGGTACTTGTTCTGCACATTCCTTTTTTTGTTTATAATCATTTATATTTATATTATTATCTTTAAAATATTCTCTATAAGTATCCAATTCTATTTTTAATTCATTACACATTTGTAATGATAAACAAATATCTTTTTTTAATCCAGATGGTATCAATTTTCTATAATATTTTAAATTTTCAATAAGACTATCTACCATTTTTTTTTCTACTCCAGACCATTCTTTTTCTTGTAATAATTTTATTTCATTTTCTAAAGAAGACATGTTAATATATAGTATATTTAAATAAAAATATTTTCTTATTACACTTTATTCTTTATAATATTCATCTTCTAATTCACTGGTATCTTTAATTATATCTTTAATTGTATTTTCACTTGTATTTTCACTTGTATTTTCACTTGTATTTTCACTTGTATTTTTTTCTTCTTTACTTTCTTCTTTACTTTCTTCTTTACTTTCTTCTTTACTTTCTTCTTTACTTTCTTCTTTTTCTATAATTATTTTTCCAGAGTCTGATTCTGATTCTATTATAGAATATTCTTTAATACTTTCTTTTTTGTATATTTTAGCTTGTTCTAATACTAAATTATAAGTAAATCTATTATCCATAAATTGTAAGTTTAAAAGTTTCACAATACAAACTATATTTATATCTAAATTTTCCTTTAGTAAATTTGATAAATCTTCTATATTTACAATGTTTTTATATTGGTCATATAAAGATGGTAATCTATCAATTGTTAAATACAAAATGTTTTTATCTAGATTTGATAAAAGACCATTGTTTATTTTATTTATAGTAAACTGTTTCCCATTAAACCATCTTGTAGAATATTTATATACCGTATTTACAATAAGATTTTCTAAATTCTTTATAAATAATGAAAAAGAGTTTTTTTCTTGTATAATATTAGTTTCTATGCTAACAATTTTATCTTCTATATCAAAAGATATTATTTTACTTTTTGGAATTTGTATATACAAATCGTTTTTGTCATATGAAATATCTATATAATGAATTGTTTTAGAATTATCATCAATATTTTTTTCATAAGGCATTTTATCAAAATTAATTTTATTTGTATCTATCTTGTTATATAAATAAATACTCATACTTATTTATATAGTAAATATTCTCTATACATTTTTTACGCAATCAAATATAAAAAAATGAAAATAAAAACAAATTGAAATATATCTAACCTAAAATGTTTTATTTTAAAGAATCAGATGAAGTTAAATCTTGTAAAGCTAATGAATCTAATGAAAATAAAGCTAATGAATGCAAATTAGTTATTTTTGATTTAGATGGAACATTACATTCTTTTGATGACATGCACAATAAAGAAGCCATATTTAAAAAAGATATATTGGATATTTTAATTACTTTAAAACAAAAAGGTATAAAAATTGCATTAGCATCCTTAAATTCTAATGCTATTAAATATTTAGATAGATATAAAATTACGGAATATTTTGATTATATAGAATATAAAAACTGGGGTATTTATGGAAATTTTAAAATGGATTTATTTCAACGTATTAATGAGAAATCAAATATTCCATTTCAAAACATGTTACTTTTCGATGATAATGCATCTCATTGTAAAGAAGCATCTGTTTTAGAAATAAAAACTATCAATGTAGATAGAAATGATCTTTTAACATGGAATGATTTTTATAAAGGAATGATGCTTTTTATTAAAACAGAAAAAATGATTACAGTTGGAACTCAAACTTATTCACCTAAATATAAAAGAAACATGTATAAAAATAAAAATAAAAAAAGAAAAATTATACAATTAAGTTGTATGTAATTAAGTTTCAGGTGGAAAAGTACCTTTGTTAGGATTGGTTGGTGTAAAATTAGCATCTCCCTTTTCAAATTTACTATATAAATAATCATAAATAATTTTTTCATATAATTTATTATCAGGTGTTGATAATATTAATCTATAATAATGATTACCTTGTAATTGTATAAAAAGATTATTTCCATCGTTTTTTAATGAAAATCCATATTCTTCTCTATCTAATTCATTATCAATATTTGTATCTGGATCAATTGGTCTATTAGGAAAAGAAGTTCCTGCATTATTATCATATTTTAACCATTCTGAAAGTAAATATTTAAATTTTTTCATAAATGCAGTTTTACCATATACTTTATGTGATTTAATTATTAACGAATCATTTCTAAAACGAGTCTGACCAGCATATCTTACTTCAATTATATTAAATTTCATTAATAATTCTGCAAATATTTGTACTGAAGTATTAAATTTTCTTTTAATTTTATGTGTAAAATAATTTTCACATATACTTTTATTTTTAGAATTACTATCACATAATTTTGTAATATCTTTCAGATTTTCTTGTTTTTCTAATATTTGTTCAACAATTTCAGGTGGTAAATTTTGCATTATATAGTATATACATAAATAAAAATACTGTAATTAAATTTTAATTAATTTAAGCTGTAGGTAGTTCTTGTTGCGGTTGTTGTGGTAGTTGTGGTAGTTGTGGTAGTTCTTGTTGCGGTTGTTGTGGTAGTTGTGGTAGTTCTTGTTGCGGTTGTTGTGGTGATAGTTGTGGGGGTGTAGATTGTTGTAGTGGTGGTGGTTGTTGTTGTGATGTAGGTGGTTTACTTTTTAATTCATCGAGTATAGTTGTTTTATCTCCTAAATTATATCCACCTATCCAAATATTACTTTTTAAAAACATGTCTTTATAAATTTCACTTGGACTATTATCTTCGCCAAATTGTACATCTAATGTATTTCTAGGAACATATTTATAAATAATTTTTGGTGGAGGACATTTACTTTGCGATTTTACAAAAGCAGTTGATACTAAAGCGATTCCTATAATTAATATTAATAATAATATAGGGTTCATTATTAAATACATTTAAAAAAAGTTTTTTTAATTTGATTCAACTATTTTTTTAAAATAATTATATAGTAAATCAGAAACATGATCCCAACTATATTTCTCAGTTATATATTTTTTCATTCTAGTATATTCCATTTCTCTAAATGACCAACTTTTTATCTCTTTTTCATTGTTTACAATACAATTTAAAAGATCCTGGATTTGTATATCATTTTGCTTTTTCCCATTACCAACGTCTATAACTTTTGAATTTAGGTAATAAATAAACTTTTCACCTCCATTATTAAATATATCTTCCATATACTCCTTTGTACTACCAGTAATAGGAACTACAACAGGTGTTCCAGCAGATAAAGCTTCCAAACTTGTTAAATTAAAACCTTCAGCTATATAAGGTGATAAATATAAATCAACTGCATTAAAAAGATCATTGATCCTTTCATATGAAAGTGTTTTATCAGTAAAAATAATATGATTAGTTAATAAATTATCCATTCTTTCCTTGTCTAAAACACCAGCTTTCATTAATTCATTGAAATAAATTTCCAAAAATGTTTTTGAATTATATAAATCACCAGTACCCTTTAATAATAATTTGTAATGAGTTTTACCTAAATGATTTACTAGTATATTTAATGTCTGTAAAATTAAAAACATTCCCTTGTTTTGAGTCATTGCACCAATATTCATAAGTAAGATTTCGTCTTCTTTTACTTTGTAAAAATTTCTAATACTTTGACGCCTACTAAAATCATCGTTTTTGTAAAAAACTGTACCGTCTACACCATGTGTAATAATCATATTCTTATTTTTTTCTAAATTGTATTTTTCCATCCCTAAAGATGACCATACACTAGGTGATGTCATCCACAATTCTTTATTATTTTTAACGTATTCCTTTATAACAGTGCCACTAGCTAAATTTGTCTGAGTACATGAAAAAAAACCAGGGTCTAATGTTGCAAATTCTGATGTGTAAAATACACATTTAGGAATTTTCTTTCCGTTTATAATTGTCATATCCATGTTATAAGGATAAGTAATACTGTAAATCAAATCAACTTCTTCTCCATTCCATTTCTTAAAATTTCTAATAATTTGGTTGTATTCTTCTTTATATACCAACTTTCTTGAAGAATTCCATTCTTCTCTAAAATATGGCATTTCTTCAATGTAAAAATCTATTTTATCTGAATAATTTTTAAACAAGTGAATGATTTGAAAACAGTTTACTAATGCATACGAGTGGGGCAAAAAAAACCATCCGCGAAATAAAACTCTTATTTTCCTTTCTTTAATTTCCATTTATTAATATTTATAATAATATTTTTATTTTTAAACTCAAATAATTGTTAAATTACCTAAATACAATGTAATTTTTTTGTATTATAACTCTTGAAGCAAAAAAATTAGTGTTATTCACTAAAAGATTCATTCAAGTAAAGTATATAAGTATTAGTATTAGTATTAGTTATTATCAAGTCTTATTCAATTTTTAATGATTTTGTATTTGTCAATAATTAATATTTAAACCAAGTAATTAATTTAATTATTTTATATAGTATATATATAGATGAATAATAAAAAAACTATTAGAAAAAGGAAAACAAGTCCTAAAATTTCATTAGCTGATTATATATATAAACATAGTCCTATAAAAAGAGGGTTGGTTGTTAAAAATGAAGATAAACCATTAACAAAATTCAATAAGATAACAAATAAAGTCTATTTAGGAAATTATCAAGCAGCAAAAGATAAAGATTTTTTTAAAGAAAACAAGATTACAGCTGTTCTTAATTGTTCAAAAGATATTCCTAATTATTTTCATAATAATAAAGATATAGAATATATGAGAATACCCGTAGATGATTCTCTTAGACAAAAAGATTTTGATCTTATGTTTGAATTTATGCCTAGCGCGCAAGAATTTATTAATAAGCATAGCAATATACAGAAAGGAAATATACTAGTACATTGTTACGCTGGCCGCCAGAGATCTGCTGCGTGCGTAGTCGCTTTTCTGGTCTCAAAATACAAGATGACACCAGCTGAAGCTTGTAAAATGGTCTTAAATAAAAGACCAGAGGCTTTTCACTTTGGACAGAGTCTAAACTTTGACCAAGCTATTAATAAATATTATAAAAAATATCACTCGAAATAACTCGATAAAATAGGTGTTTCTAAAATATAATATAGTTGTAAATAATGATATATATATATTTACGCTGGTAGGCAGATTGTCAAAATTAATATTTTAATTAATTTTTCAATTTAATATTAAAAGTCGTTCAAAATATTAAATTAATTAAAAAATATTCAAATACAAAAATGGAAAAGATCAAAGCACCAGTTGATATAAAAACTCTTAAACAAACTAGTTCTATTGGAATATATGATAAAACTAAATTAATAAATAAATTAAAAGACTATTTCTCTGAAGAAGAGCAAAAGTTATATGTAGCCAACTTGTTTCTTTATTTAAATTATCATCCAGATGATGATTTTGTTGTAAACTTGGAAACTGTATGGAAATTTATAGGATTTTCAAATAAAGCAAATGGAAAAAGATTACTAAAACAACATTTTACTGAAAATAGAGATTATAAAATCTCGCTCATCCGTTCGGATGAGCGAGTTCATGGTGGTCAAAATTTAGAAACTATAATGTTGAATATAAATACATTTAAAAAATTATTTTAAAAATAATGCGTTTTTAATTTAAAAATAAAAAATTATAATAGGGTATAACACTTTCTCCCTATGGAATCAGAAATAACAGATCCAAATTGTATTGTTAAAGCA